TGTCGTAGTAGTTGTTGTCCATTGACTTTCATAAGCTGTAAAAATTCCAGCAATTGCAATGTTGGCTAGTAAGCTAATAATGAGGACGATTCTAAGCCAAAAGTCTTCCCTTTTCTTGTTTTCCAATAGGGTCATCACAACGCGATTAAGTGCTATGCTTTGGTCTAATGCATCCTCTTCCTTTCGGATGGAATTTAATTCCTCCACAGGGTTTCCGTTAGCAATCAATAGTTCTCACCTCTATGATTAGTTCGGTTTAAGATTTCCAAAACTGCGTTAAGTGCTTGTGTATGTGTGTCTAGGATATGGTACATGCTGCGTAATGTCTTGATTTGTTCTTCATGAGAGTTGACTAGCAAGGCCAGATTTTGATGGCTAGAGCTTAATCCCTTTACATCAGATTTGAGCTCCTCAATGCTTTCTATAGCTTGGTTGATCTTCTGCACGATGATGCCATCATTTTTAGCTCTCCCAGTCATCCCCACAACAAAAGTTAGGATGCCGATAAGACAAGTAGCAATGCTGCATATGGATAGAACAATTGTCATAGATTCACCTCCATGTGGCTTGATGCTTGGCCAGAAATTAAACACAGAAGCCGAAGGCCACGCCAAGAGAGCGAGAGGCGCTGAGGCTGTCGGCGTCGCCGTTGTCGGAGACACCACAACAGTTGGCCGAGCTGAACGAACGAGGCGAACGCTCCCACCAGCTGACCGCAGAGCCGTTGACGTTCTTGACCTTGCTGTTGCCGGCCTTGTAGTAGGCGTACCGCTCGCCCTCACCGGACACCGAGTAGGTCGTCGACCCGAAGACCTCGACTTCAGACAGCAGGAAGAGGTCGTCAGAAGTCGTGTTGATGGTCGTACTCTGACTGCCGGCACTGGTCTTCTTGGAGACGGCCTTCATGATGCCGGTCCACGCGGAGGCGATCGTATTCTTGATCGTACTCTGGAGAGTGGTCCGGAGAGCGCAGCTGCCCCAACCACCAGAGTTGGTATTGGAGCTGTTCATCGAATACGTGGTTGCGAGACAGTTCACCATCTGGAACGAGATACCGGCATTACCCGTCGCAGTCGTAGAGCCATAAGCAGTCGAATCCGCCAAGGTATCATGGTTGAAACCCACGATCCGGAAGGAGTAGCTCGCGCTGCTGACGGTGATCGAGACGGTGTCGCCGACGCTGATCTTGTAGTGGCTGTCTCCGTCGTCGATGTAGACCGCGGTCGTGGCGTTGGTGATCGCGGAGTTGTTGGAGATCGCCTTGGCGTAACTGCTGAGCTTGGCCTGAGTGATCCCAGAGATACCGCTCGTGTAGGTCACGCCAGAGGTCGCGGTGGTCTTCGCGGTCAGGAGACTCACCGTGACGGTGAAGGTCTGGCTGGAAGGTGCGGCGTGGTTGGTACCGGCGGCGACACTGACGGTGATGGTCGCGGTGCCTGCGGCCTTTCCGGTCACGGTGATGGTATTGCCGGACACAGAGACCGTCGCGACGCTCGTGGAGCTGGACGTGGCAGAAATGGTGCCGTCGCCTGCTCGGGTCGCGGTGACCGTGCCGGTCATGGCGTCAGACAGAGTAACGGAGCTCTTGTCGAGGGACAGACTGCCTGCAGCCTTGCCGATGGTCCAGGAGACGGTCTTCGCGCTCGTGGAGCCATCCTCCCACTGGTAGTTGGGGTTCGGTGTGAAAGTGGCAGTATAGGTGCCTGCGTCGGTGGCAGAAGTAGTGCCTCCGATGGTAAGTTGGTTACTATCGTAGTTGTTCCAGCTGGGTGATTGACTGGATCCGGTATAGGTTAGTGCAGCCTTTTGAGATGGTACAGAAACAATCCCCTTGCTAATACTCCAAACAATGGTCTTGACATCGGTAGTACCGTCGCCCCACCGATATCCGGTATTCAGTGTTGCTGTTGCTGTATAACTGCCAACATCTTTTGCAGATGTAGTGCCACTAATGGTCATCTTATCTGTGTTAACTCCATTGAGTGTAACAGTCTGAGTGGCTCCTGTGTAGTTGAGCTGATACATCTGGAATGGGATCACATCAATCACTTTAGACTGAGTAGTATCAATGTTATCTACCTTAGTGTTGAGTGCAGTTATTTGCGTTTGTAGGGATCCTACTGCATCGTCAGTGAATTGAGCTTTGATTGCATTAAACCACGTTTGAAAGGTATCATCGTATTGATCAAGAGAATCCTGGAAAGTGCTCTTATATTGAGCAAACAAACTTTGGAAAGTAGCATCATACTGAGCAAAGAGGTTAGTTGTGTCAATTTGATTGACTATTCCTGAAACAATTCCACAGCGGGAAGTGTTCATGCGCATATCAGTGATCATCGACTGAGTAATACTCGCAGCTCCAGCAGCCACTTGGATTTGAGCAAGCTCCAACTCATACAAGTCAGTGTCTCTTTGGAGAGTGACAGCAGATGGATTAGAAGATGCTGCACCAGAACGAACATAGATTTGCACTTCTCGATCCGTGTAGTTTAGACCCATAATAACAGAGTCGATTCTAGCAAGGCTTGCATTAGCAGTCGGAATAGTGAGAACTTCTGCCTCATCCGTTGGTATAGTAATGTAATACCCATTGATCCATCCATTACCAGGGTTAACAGTGACTTTCGTGGTAGGAGATGCCATTGCTGTCACTTGCATCCCTGTAGACGGGTTGGGGAATACCCCGTTCCCGATGAATAAACTAAAGTAATGGGCAAATGTTGCTGCGTCATATACTCGGTCGTATTCTCCTCCACCTGTGTCTATTGCATCAAAAAATCCACTTGTATAGGCCATACTACATCATCCTCCTTAATTTAGTTGCAAGAGTCGGTTGTTCATACCCAAAAGTCAAGTCTAGTCGTTCGCCATCTTCGTCATAAGTTTTCATCGCAGCAGTTACAACAGCATTTACACGGATACGGAGCTTGCTGTCATATACGGTGACTGTATCCCCCAGCATAAAGTCTACACCATAGGTATACCCGGTGATTCCAAAAGTCCTTAGTGTTGCTGAGAAAGACTTAACTTCTTTGTAGTCTTCCAGTTTTGTGTTTCCACGTTCTGCTAACATTGCATAGTAGTCTTCATCAGAAATGGATGTTCCATCTTCGTTAGTACTCTGAAGATCACGAGCATCAACAAACAGCTCCCTTCTATTCAAGCCAGAGCTATCCCCGACTCTTTGTACTTTTCTGTCATTTCCAGTGCCTTCTCCTGCTATGTATGCAACATTACGCAAATCAGACTTGTTATGCTGGTAGCTGGATTCTAAAATGTCATCTAGTGCAGAAGAAAACAGCACAGGAGCATTCTCTGTTTGGTCTAGGCTTCTGTCTTTGCTCCGATAGATGCGGAAGACAAATTTTTGTTGTCTGGGCAGAAACTGAAGCCTAAATCCAAGGTCATAGGATTGACATATGCTAGATAGTTCTAGTAGGACTGTGTCTCCCAGCTTCTGATAGATGACAGAAGGGCCATGAATTTCTTGATCTGAAGCCAGCTCTAGCAGAGGTATTTTTCTGTTTGAATCTTCGGGGTCTATCACATTGCTGGCTACAATCTTTCTTAGCACATCACTAAGATTGCCTGTCCCGTAAATTGTTGGGTAAATAGTGCGATAATCTAAGTAACTCTCTGCTAATCTTCCCTGAACATGGATTGTTTCTGTCCCTTCTGAATCACTGGTGAGCTCTTTAAATTCGATCACTCCAGCAGATTCCCCACCAATCCAAAGCAAGTAATCTTCTTGCAATAGCTCAACATTTTGGTCATTTAGTGGACACCACAGTTCAAAGCTCCCTGCATCGGCAAATTTCTCTTCCCAAGTCAACCCGGTCACAACATCAATGATGCCAATTGGGTTTATCTCATTGTCAAAAACATATAGGTTCAGACCCATCACTGCACCTCCAAGTATTTGGGCAAGTAAGAGACCAAAACTTCCAAACCATCCACATTGTCATCTGCATCATATTTTAAGATGTTTTCTCCAGTGTGTAGCTGGAGCCATGTAGAGTCTAGATCCATATACCCGAAATAGTTATGCTCTTCTCCCCCAACGACTCCCTTAATATACTTTTCCCCGCTGTTTGTAGAAATAATGACCCTTTCTCCAGCGGAGATTATCTTGTTGAGTTTGATGTATTCTCGTGTATCCACATTTAGCAAACTTGGGTTAGTCACAGAACTTGTACAAGTAAGAGTAATCAACATACCTGTGTCAATGTCCCCCTTGTTTGTGATTGTTGCTAATAAGGAGGGCTCACGAAGACCAGTCAAAATTCCGGTTTCTTGGGGAATAATTAAAGGAAAGTGGAGCTTTGGTAGAGTGGAAGCAATCAAAACTGTTTGACGATCTTTTGTAGTAAACATAGGATCAGCGCAGGTGCCTTGAATTAGGAACTTACACAAGACTTCATTGTTCTCTGTAGAGGACACAGAATACTGAATAGAATAGTCTGGTTTAAAAGTTAAAGTGTACTCATCTTGGATGGTGATTTCTATGCTCTGTAGAGGATTTACCAACCTATTTAGAATGCTTCTGTTGATCTCTAATAGAGCATAGTCTTCTCCAATGACCCAACCACTAATAGAAATTGGTCGTTGCTCCAGTGTGGTGCTGTCAATGTACACAC